CCTGGTCTATTAGCTAGAGCGTTTAGAGAAGGTGTAGATACATCTGCATTATTAAAATTAGGACCAAACTCTGCAGAGGCACAGGCAGCTTACAGAGAACTATTGGAGCTTGGTGTTGTAAACTCACAGGTGCAGATAGGAGATCTTATAAATCTGTTAAAAGACGCAACAGGTAATCCAGGTGTTGTATCTACAGATGCAATACTAAAACCTTTCATGACTAAATTAAAAAAATTAGGTCAATTCTTTCAAGGTAAATATGTTGCAGAGGATGATACATGGAAGATTACAAACTACGTTGTTGAGTTAGATAGATTAAAACAAGCTGCAATAAAACAAGGTGTTGAATTAACACCGGAGGCTATACAAGGATTAAAAAGAGAGGCAGCAAACATTGTAAAAAACACTGTACCAAACTATGCGTATGTTGGATCTGCAGTTAAAACTGCAAGAATACTACCAATTGGTAACTTTATGTCGTTTCCTGCAGAAATGATTAGAACAACAACTAATATTGCAGAACAAGGTCTAAAAGAAATGAGACACGTACCAGCTGCTGGAGAAGTAATTAGAGGTAGTAATGTAACTCCGTATGTTTTTGTAGAAGGTAAAGGTCTTGTTAAAAATAATAATCCTATGTATGGAACAGGATTTAAAAGATTATCAGGTATGGCCACAACATTGGTTGTTGTGCCACAAGTGGTTGTAGAGGGGGCAAAAGCTGTTTACGATGTTACAGAAGATGAGATAGCAGCATTACGTCAGTTCGTGCCAGAGTGGTCTAAAAACTCTACACTTGTTCCTATTAGAACAGATGATGGTGAATTACGTTACATAGATTTTAGTCACAGTAATGCGTACGATGTAATAGCTAGACCTTTTAGAACTTTGGTTAATAATATTATAGCGGGTGAAGCAACAGACCAAACATTATTATCTGGTTTTGTTGATGGTGTAAACCAAGCAGGTGCAGAAATAATGAATCCATTTATATCAGAATCTATTTGGACAGAAGCTGTAACAGATTTAACTGTTAGAGGTGGTAGAACAAGTGAAGGTAGACAACTGTACACGGACCAAACGCCAGCAGGAAACAAAGCTGCAATTAGATTTTTACATTTAGGTATTGCTCTTGCACCATCGTATAGACAGTTTCAAAGATTAGGACAAGCTGCTTTTGGTACACCGACAAAACGTGGTGATGAATTAAACATAGGACCAGAGTTAGCAGGATTTATGGGACTACGTCCTATCAAAGTAGATCCATTACAGTCTATGGGTTTTAAAATAGCAGAATATCAAACAGGTATTAGAAATGCTAGAAGAGAGTTTACCGGTGGTTACTTTGGAATATTAAGAGGTGGTAGAATAAAACCAAACGATGTTATTAACGCATACTACAATTCTAATAGAGCTAGATTTTTAGTTCAACAAGAAATGAACAAAAATATATCTGCAGCACAAATATTAGGTGTAAATAAATCTGCGTTACAAACTGAATTTAAAGATAGACAAATAAGTGATAGTGTTTTTAATAATTTAGCACGAGGTAGATTTGAACCATATTTTCCATCAGAAGATATACAACAAAGATTTGCTGAAATAGCTAGAAATCTCGGTGATCCAAATATATTTACTGAAGTAAGACCAACACTAAGATTAATGTTACAGGAGTTTAAACGTTTACCTTTAACGAGTTCTTTTGACTCTAATATAAATGACTTTTTATTTGAAGAAACACCATTAATACCATTACCACAAACAGGACAACCTATTGTTCAAGCTCAACAAACAGGGGCAATAAATGAATTGACACCAACAGAGGAAGCATTACTATCACCTGAAGAAAAAGTTATTGCGAGAAGAAACTAATGAAAAAATCTGCACTACAAAAAATAGAGGCACATGAGAAACTTTGCAGAATAATGCAAAAGCAAACGTTTGAACAAATAAAAGAAATGAAAGAACGTATTAGAAGAATAGAATACATGATCGTAGCTGGCATGGGTTCTATGATCTTAGCTTTACTTATGAATTACATGAAATAATATGAAACTTACACGAAACTTCAGCCTTTCAGAACTTATTAAATCAGACACAGCCATTAGGCTCGGTATTGATAATAATCCAAACGCAGACCAAATAGAAAAATTAAAATTACTTTGTGAAAATATTTTGCAACCCGTACGTGACCACTTCGGCAGGGTAACGGTAACTAGCTGCTTTCGTAGCCCTGAGCTGTGTGTGAAAATAGGTAGTTCATTAAATTCGCAACATACCAAAGCTGAGGCGGTCGACTTCGAATGTCTGGGCACGAGCAACGCTGAGGTCTTTGATTGGATTAAAGCAAATCTTGATTGGGATCAAATGATTTTAGAATTTTTTACGCCTGGTGAACCTAATAGCGGATGGATTCATTGTTCTTGGGTTGCTGAGAATCCTCGTAAACAATTATTAAGAGCGTACAAAGAAGAAGGTAAAACAAAATACAAACCTGTTATTGGTGACGCTGTAAACTTAATTTAAATCCAAGCTTTTAATTCTTCACCCAATACTTCAGATGCTATATTAATTTTATCTCGTAAAGCTTTTACAATTTTTTCATCAACTGTGTCCTCACATATGATATCTATGTAAGTTACATTTTTCTTTTGACCTATACGATGTGCTCTATCTTCTGATTGTAATCTTTTTTCTAAATCATAGCCATTAGAATAATAAATAACTGTATTTGCTTTTGTAAGTGTAATACCATAGCCACCTGTTTGTGGTGTACCCACCAAAAATCTACACTCATCACCGTTTTGAAACTTACGAATATTATCTTGTCTTTTATCTTGTGGTGTTAATCCATAATAATCAACCACGGACCCTGGACCATATTTTTTTTCTATGTTCTCTACTATTTGTGTAATATCTCTTTGATAATTAGCCCATATAATAGCTTTGCCTTCTGTTTCCTCTAATATATTCATTAATTCTGTTATCCTATTACTATTTACATTTTGAACAGACCCATCATCGGCTGTAAAGTGCCCACAAGTTATTTGATGTAGTCTCATTAATTGTGTAAGCACAGTCATTGTAGAGGATACCTTACCATTTAAAATAGATATGGCCTGTTGTTTCATCTGCATGTAAACTTTCTTTTGATCCGGTGTAAGTGTTATGTGTCTCTTGATAAAATTTTTAGGTGGTAAATCTAAACAATCTTCTTTTAATACTCTGTAAGAAAAACCATTTAGTTTATCAGATAATTCTGATAAATTTTGAAAAGCATGCACCACTTGTATTGATCTACCTCTAAGGTGCATAGTTCTCATTTCTGCGTATCTATTTCTAAAAGCATAGTAAGATGCAAAATCTAACAAATATGGGTCTAAAAATTCACATTGCGTATACAGATCTAAAGGATTTTTTGTAACAGGAGATCCTGTCATAATACGTCTGTATTTAGCCATCTTACCAAGATCAATAATATTTTTAGTCCTCTTTGCCGTCGGTGTTTTAATCGTCGTAGACTCATCTATTGCCATTAAAGTTTTATGAGAATTTAAAAATTGTTTTGCAAACTTAACACCTTTTTCTGTAGATAAAGCCTCTACATTCATAATTAAAATATGAAGTTCTTGACCGGGTAAAAACAAACTCTCTAATTTTTCTTGTTGTGTTTTTGTAATATTTGGTTGCCACAATACCGTCACATTCTCTATATGTTTTGGTAGGTGTGTTGGAAGTTCTTGTTCATACCAGGTCTTAACAACACCTTTTGGTGCAATAATTAATGCACTGTCTATTTTACCTTTGTCGTAAAGCATAGACATATTATCTATTAATACTTTTGTTTTACCCGTACCCATCTCCATAAAATATGCGTAAGTCTCTTTATTCCAAGAGTTTTCTAAAGCAGTCAATTGATGCTTATATGGCTTTATCCTAAATTTATAATTCATAAATTTTTATACTTTCTACCTTGACATATAATATAGGATTGCTATATTGTCAAGTATGTCAGAAAGAATAGTTTACGTTATACAGGAAATAGCTGGAACGAAAGCAGGTAATCCTAAAATAAATATTATGGGTGCTTCTAGTTATGGTAAATTTAAATTTTTATTACCAGAGTTTTCACAGATTATTTTTTCACCTGGTCCACTTGTATACAAATTAAGACAAGGGTTAAAAGATTTTAAAGAATGGGATTATCTTTTACTTACAGGTGATCCTGCAATCATTGGTGTTGCATGTTCTGTTGTATCTGATATTACTAATGGAAAATTTAGTTTGTTAAAGTGGGATAAACAAGAAAGAAAATATTATCCCATTGAAATTAATTTATATGAGAAAGGAGAAATTGATGTCAATTAAACAGTCAATCAAAATGAAAGAAACAATAAACTTTGAGGCAGATCAACAAGACCTCATGAAGAAGACTGATAATATTCAGTCACTAGCAGATCAAGTTGAAAGATTAGAGGGTTTACTTCACAGAATAGAGTTAAGTGAAAATAATCTAAAAGATTTAAAAAAAGCTTATCAACATATATCGGGTGAGGTCATACCAACTATGATGTCTGAAATGGGTTTATCAGAACTAACATTAAAAGATAACACAAAATTAAAAGTGTCCACCTCTTACAAAGCTCACATAAGTGAAGCAAACAAAGAGATGGCATTTAACTGGCTTCGTGAAAATGGCCTGGG